CTCGCGCTCGAGCGCGACTCCGTGGCGGTCTTCCTGAAGCGGCTGCAGCAGCTGAGGCGCGAGCTGCAGGGCATCATCGCGGCGCCGTCGACGTCGGAGTTCCGCCGGTTCACGGCCTCGTCGCTCATCACCGAGATCGACGCGCTGATCACCCAGGCGACGATCGACCTGCGCACGCTCGCACGTCCGACCTTCACGAAGGCCGCCCAGCTCGGCATCGCGAGCGTCGACGAACCCATCAAGGCCGCGAGCGTCGCGATCACGGCATCGCCGCACCTCGATCGGGCGCTGGTGACCGTCGCCTTCGATACGACCGTGGACCTGCTGAGCGAGCCGATGCTGCAGTTCCGCAACCAGATCGTGCAGGGCGTGCGCCGGGCCGCCATCGGCGGGGAATCGGCGTTCACGCAGCTGCAGCAGCTCGCGCAGAAGATCGACGCCGCCGGGTTCGACGCCGCGGCGTTCAAGGCCGAACGGATCTACCGGACGGAGATCTCGCGCGTGCTGAACGGAGCGACGTACGACCGCCTGACCGCGCTCGCCGAGACCTTTCCGTTCCTGCGGAAAGGGTGGCGGGCGACGAAGGACAGCCGCACACGGCTCGGCCACGTCGAGGCGGCCGCGACGTACGGGCGGGGAAGCGGCATCAAGATCGCGGACCGCTTCCGCGTGAACGTGTACCAGGAGTTTCCGCCGAGCGCGAAGCACCCGGAGCCGCGGCCGCCGAAGTTTCTCGGCGTCGCCACGCTGCGGTATCCGAGCGATCCGGACACGACGCCGGCGGGCCGCCTGGCCGCGGCGACCACGATCCTGTGCCGCTGCAACAGCTTCACGGACTTCGACGTGGCCGACCTGCAGGCGTTTTCGACCGCGCGCACGAGCGTGCCCGTGCACGTGCCGGCGTTCACACGGGGAGACGTCGGCTTGCTGTAGCGCGCCGTCCCCAGCCTCCGCTCGAGCGCCTGCGCCGGCCGCTCCAGCTCGAGAACGCTCTCGCCGGCGCCAAGCGAGGAACGCGATGTCACCACGACGTGCCCCAGGCCGACCCGAGGAGCCCCAGAAACCGCCCGAAGACGACCAGACAACCGGCGATGCCGCGGCCGCGGAGGCCGACACCGACGATGATTCCGACGCCGGCGATGAACCCGATCGCGACGCGCTCGTCGAGCAGCTGCTGCCGGCGCGGGTGCAGGACGCGTTGAAGCTCGATCCGCGGTTCGCCGGCCTGCTCGCCGAGGCGTGCTACGTCTTCGGCCTCAACCCCGACCCGACCGTGAAGCCGATCGAGCTGGCCGCCTTCCGCTGCGATCCGGGCGATCCGAACGGCGTCAACCCGACGCCGGCGAGCGTCGTGCTGGTTACCGGCGGCGGCCTCAAGATCCGCTACCCGATCGACGAGGACACGGAGAACCGGCTCCGCATCGTCTACAACGCGTACAAGGTCAACACCAAGACCGGCGAGCGTGAAGTGCTGCCGTTGCCGCCGGATCTGGCGTTGCCGCGCGAGCACGTCGACGGCGTCGTGCGGACGGCCGACCACCAGTACCGCACCGGCTACCTGCGCGAAGGCGGCAAGGCGGAAGCCGCGCGCCGCGAGCAGCTCCGCTCGCTGCGGCAGCAGGGCAAGCTCGGGAAGTCCTGACGCGGATGCGTCATCGGCTGACCGAAGCGGACCGGCGCCGGATCGGCGCGGTCTTCGAGGAGCACCGGGGCTTCATCGAAGCTGTCGCCATCCGGCACGCCGGCGTCGACCAGGCGCCCGACGTGGTCGCCGAGGTCGGGGTGCGCCTGTGTCAGAGCCTGAACGGACTCCGCGCACGCGACGCGATCCGCACCTGGATTTACCGCGTGACGGTGTCGGCGGCGCACGACCTGCACCGCGACCAGGCGCGGCTCGCGCGCGCGCGAGCGCAGCTCGAGACGCTGACCTCGCCGCACGAATCGGTCGTCGAGCCGGACGAATACCTCCGCGATCAGCAGCGGCGCGATGCGTTCATGGAGGCGCTGAACCGCCTGAAATCCCGTGACAAAACGCTGATCTGTAACATGTGTGCCCTCGATGACGTCTCTGGTACATCGAGCGCGGACCGGGTGGCGTTGCATCGGGCGCGCCAACGACTGCGTGAACAGCTCCTGCGCGATCCTCGACTGAGACACACATGACCCCAGCGGCCGCGCCGCTCGGGACCGCGCCCCTCGTGCAACGCGCGAGCGGGATCGTGGTCCCGGCGCATCTCGCCTCCACGCCGGAAGAACCGGCCGGCGGCACGCCGAGTGCGGCGGTCGCGCGCGATCCGGACGGCCGGCGTCGCGTCGTGATCGATCGGCAGACGCGCAAGGCGATGCTGAAGGCGGCGAAAGCCTTCGGAGTCGTCGACCTGGCCCTGGTGCTGACCTGTCGGACGACGCGGCCGGTGCAGCGGGTCGTCCAGGACGTGAAGACGTTGCAGAACGTCCTCGTGACCGAGGTCGAGCCCGTCCCGGGCGCGTGTGGTGAGGTGATGCAGCGCGAAGACGAAGGCGGCGCCGATCCGGGATTCGGGTGCACCTGCACGCGGATTCATTTTGTGAAGGGCGTCTGACGTGGCCTTCGCGCGCGTCGTGCAGTTTCTCCTCGAGCTCTCGAAGGGTGAGTTTTTCGGGAGCGTCTCGATTCAGTTTCGCCGCGGCGTGATCGTAACGGTCCGCCGCGAGGAGACGTTCGACCTGCAGCACGAAGCCGACAAGCTGCCGGTGCAGGACGTCGAGGCGGTCCGGCTGATGCAGACCGGCGGCCGCCTCCGCGTGAGCAGCACGTAGCGACGCGCGACAGTTTCTATGTTTCCGCCGGGCGTGGCGGAAGAACCGAAGCGCCCGAGGACGACGCGACCGATCGCGTCTGATCCTCGGGCGTTTTCTTTTTCCCGGGGCATGGCGAAACGGGACCCACTCCCACCGCGAGGTCCTGATCCGCTCCGGCCCTGGCGGATCACCGCCGAGGACCGGCGGTTTCTCAGATCGCTGCGGATCAAGGCGGACGACGACACGCCGTCGCCGGCGCCGCCTCCGCCGCCACCGCAGAAGGGACGCGCATGAAGCGATCGGCCATTCTCGCCGCCCTCCAGGAGCAGCGGCCGGATCTGTTCGCCGGGACCGGGGGCGAGATCCTCGAGAACTGCTCGACGGCGGAGCTCCGCGCGCTGCTCGAGGCGAAGTGGACGACCGCCTACATCGATTCCCTGCCGGACTCGGCGTTCCTCTACGTCGACGCCGACGGCAAGCGCCACTTTCCGTACAAGGACAAGTCGGGCGCTGTCGATCTCCCGCACCTGCGCAACGCGCTCGCGCGGATCCCGGACAGCGGCGTGCCGGACGGCGTGAAGGCCGACCTGACCGCGAAGGCGCAGCGGATCCTCGCGAAGGCCACCGGCAAGAAGCCGTCGGCCAAGGAGGGCCAGGCGCACAGCTGGATCACCGAGAGCGTGCTGCGGACCGGCCGGTTCGCTGAGGCGAAGGGCGTCCAGCTCTCGATGGACGAAATCATGAACCGCGTCTCGGATGCGCTCCGGGAGCGGTTCGCGACGCGGTCGAGCGACGGGTGCCTCGGCTACAGCTGCTGGCCCATTCAGACGTTCGACGACCACGTCATCTACCGGAACAACGGGAAAACCTGGTCGATCGAGTACACGCTGACGGACACCGGCGACGTCGAGCTCGGCGCCGATCCGGTCGAAGTCGTCCAGCGCTATCAGCCGGTCACGAAAGAGGCGTTCGTCGAGGCCACGCTGGGCGACGGCCGCGACTTCATGCGCGTCGAGGCCGTGGTGCTTGGGCCCGCCCTCGAGGCGGACGGCCAGGCGCCGAGCGGCCGCGAATGGGACGTGCTCCTCATCCGCGAGGGCATGTCGAAGAACCGCAACCGCTACGGCCGCAAGGTCCTCGCCGAAGCCGCGCCGCTCTACGAAGGGCGGCCGATGTTCATCGACCACAAGATGGAGACCGGCCCCTTCGGCCGCTCCGGCAACGAAGTGGTCGGCTTCACGAAGGCGGTCCGGCCGGTCGTCCTGAGCGAACAGGCGGCCGACGGCAAGTTCACCGGCGCGCATTTCCTCGCGCTCTCCGCGCGCGCCGGCCTCGTCGACGAAGGGTTCCAGAAGAAGCTCGTCGCCGCCTACCAGCTGGGCAATCCCGATCTCTTCGGTCTGAGCCACGACGTGCGCGCGGAAAGCGTCACGGCGACGGCTGACGACGGTCCGTTCTACGACGTCACCGCGATCCGCAAAGTCGAGTCCACCGACTGGGTCCTCACGCCCGCCGCCGGCGGCCGCGTGCTGCGCCTGGTCGCCAGCGACTCGCCCCATCCACAGCTCCAGGAGGACGCTCGCATGTTGAAGCAACTGATCGAGTCGCTGAAAGCGGCCGGTGTCACCGTGCCGGAGAACTGCGACGAGGCCACGGCGACTCGTCTGCTCAACGAGGCGCTGAAGCGTCAGCCGGCGGCGGCGACGACCGCCGCGACGGCGCAGCCCCCCACGAGCCAGGCCGCGGTCGCCGACCAGACGGTCGAAGCGCGGATGGCGGCCCTCGAGGCCTCCAACCGGACGCTGCAGGAGTCGCTCACGGCCGGCGCGCGCGCGGTCGCGACGCTCACGCTCGAGCGCTGCCTCCTCGAGTGCTCGCTGCCGGATCCGTTCAAGGCGCGGATCAAGAAGAAGTTCGAGGCGCGGATCGCCGCCGGCCAGTTCCCGACCGACGCCGAGATCGCCGAGGACATCAAGGCGTACGTCGAGGACGTCGGCGCGCTGCGCGAGGCGAACCTGGTCATGCCGCACGTCGGCGTGCCGCGCGTCCAGATCGTGCAGGACCGCGCGGACAAGATGCGCGAGCGGCTCGACGCGTTCTTCGGCATCAAGCAGGAGGGCGTCGACGAGCTCGGCCGGCCGAAGTTCAAGACGATCCCCAACGCCGGCATGACGTCGTTCCGCGAGATCTACGTCGACCTCACCGGCGACTCGCGCGTCACCGGCAAGGTGACCGAGGACGTGAAGCGGCGGCTCTCGGAGTCGCTGAACACGGCGAGCTTCGACCAGATCCTCGGCGACAGCATCACGCGCAAGATGCTGAAGGACTACGCCGACAACGTGAACTTCAACAGCTGGCGCGGCACCGTCGCCGAAGTCGTGCCGCTGAACGACTTCCGCACCGTGCGCCGCCTGCGGTTCGGCGGGTACGGCAACCTGCCGACCGTCAGCCAGGGCGCGCCGTACACCAGCATGACGTCGCCGACCGACGAGGAGGCGACCTACAGCCCGGCGAAGCGCGGCGGGACCGAGCAGATCACCATCGAGATGATCAAGAACGACGATGTCGGCGCGATCCGCCGCATCCCGTCGAAGCTCGCCCGCGCCGCCGGCCAGACGCTCTACGAGTTCGTCTGGGACATGCTGCAGAACAACGCGGCGATCTACGACAGCGTCGCCCTCGCGGCCGCCGGCCACAACAACATCGTCACGACGGCGCTGTCGGCCGCCAACATCTCCGCGCTGCGCCTCAAGCTCAAGCAGCAGACGGACATGTCGAGCGGTAAGCGGCTGAACCTCGTCGCGCGGTACCTCATCGTGCCGTCCGAGCTCGAGGAGCTCGCGTTCCAGCTGACGACCTCCGACCGCGTGCTCGGATCGAACAACAACGATCCGAACTTCGTGAAGAAGCTCAACCTCGACACGATCGTCGTCGAGTACTGGACCGACGCGAACAACTACTGGGTCACCGCGTCCCAGGACCAGGCCCCGATGATCGAGGTCGGCTTCCTCGACGGCCAGGAGACGCCGGAGCTGTACGTCCAGGACCTCCCGAGCCAGGGCTCGATGTTCAGCAACGACCTGCTGACCTACAAGCTCCGGCACATCTACGGCGGCGCCGTGATGGACTACCGGCCGTTCGCGGGCGGCATCGTCCCGTAACCGGCGGCGTCGACGATCGACGAGTGAGAGCCGGCCGCTGACCGAGGCGGCCGGCGACGTTTCTTCACAGACAGGAGAATCAGTCCATGGCCAGACCGTCCTATTCCCAGGGCGTGCACGCCGCGCCGCGCACGCTGACGTTGAGCATCCTCTGCGGCGCCGCGCTGACCGCGTTCGGCGCCGCGACGCAGAAGCTGCGGATGCCCTGTACGGGCCAGATCGTCGGCATCACGCTCAACGTCGGCCAGCGCGGCGGCACGCATGTCACCAGCACGGTCGACGTCAAGGCCGGCAACACCTCGCTGCTGGGCGCGTTGTTCGACGTGGCGGCCCTGACGCCGGCTACGCCTGTCGACAAGGAAGGCAGCAACCTGTCGGCGGCCGCGGCGAGCGTCGCCAAAGACGCGGTGATCAGCGTCGTCACGGCGCAGGCGGGCGGCACGTCGCCCACGTGGGCGGACGTCACCGTGTCGATCGACTTCGTGCCGCTCGGCGACTGAGGACGATCGGGCCGGCGCCGCGTGGCAGAGTCGCCCGCGGCGCGCCGGCCTGGCACGACGCAACCAGCGGAGGACCCGCGTGCAGCAGGGACGACCCTTCCGGGTCACAGCGACGGGACAGGCATTCGACGCCGGCGTCAACGTGACGACCACGATGATCGGCGCGCGTCTGTTCGGCGGCTCGGCCGCCTCGAGCGCGATCATTCGCGAGACGGACGGCTCCGGCACGATTCTCGCCGAGCTGCAGTGCCCGGCCGCGGGCGCGGATGAAAGCCGCATCCCCGTCTCGTTCAAGCAGAAGCTGCACGTGACGCTCGCCGGGACCGGGGCGAGCTGCACGGTGTACGTGCCCTGACGGGCCCGAGGGGAGCGGAACGACGTGTCGGTCACCAGGTCAACGGTCACCACGGCCGCCAAGCAGATCGCGCAGGACCCGACGTCCGGCGCGACGCTGCTGCTGGCCGCCGGCGACTACGACCTGGCCATCGACCAGGCGATTGAGCAGTTTCGGGTCGACCGGCCGAACCTGCGGATCGCGCACTACGACGTGACGGCGGCCGGCTTCCGCTTCGTGCTCCTCGGCGCTGGCGCGATTCTGCCGACCACCGGGACGGACCGTTGGGTCGATGGCGGGAGCCGCGTCGTGGACGTGTACCAGCCCTACGACGTGACTTCCCGCGACAACGTGGCGCTCGATCGGAACACCTGGCGCGTGCGGCGCGAGCCGGGCCCGACGGTGCTCCTCGAGCTGCTCGCCATCACGCCCTCGGCGGACGTCCTGCGGCTCGAATACGTGACGCCGCACGTCGTCGATGCGGCCGACGTCGCGAAGACGTCGATCCTCGAGGCCGACGTCAAGGCGTTCGAGGTCCTGACGGCCGCGAAGATTTGCGAGATGACGGCGCGCCGGTACGTGCAGAACGCCGGCACGTCGACGTTTCAGAACGACACCGTCGACCGGCGGAGCCAGTCCGACATCATGGCCAAGCGCGCGAAGGAACTGCTGGCCACGTATGGCGCGATGGTCGGCACGTCGACGGCCGGCGACGGGTCGCCGTCGGTGGTCGGGGCCGCCGCGGTGAAGAAGCTGACGGTCGTCCCGCAGCATAACCGCGGGCGGCTGTGGCACCTGGAGTAGCGGGTCGTGCCGGGCGTCGTGGTCAGGCGCGTCGGGGACAGCATCGAGATCACGTTCCCGGACGTGCCGCTCTTTCAGAGCCCGCGGGCCCGGGCGGTGATGGGGAAGGTGGCGCGGGCGTACGTGCCGCTCGCGCTGCAGGAGATCGGCGGCCGCATCAGCGACGAGGCGCCGGTCGGCGTCAGCGGTCACCTGGCGCAGAGCTGGAGCGCGTCGGGGGGCGACGAGACGGGCGGCATCGAGGTCATCGGCCAGGAGATCGAATCGATCCAGGGCCGTGTATTCAGCTCGCTGCCCTACGCGATCGTGATGGATCAGGGGCGCGCGCCGGGGGCTCGGATGCCGCCGGTGGACGCGCTGATGCTCTGGGTCGAGCGCGTGTTCCAGATTCCTTCGGGCTTCGATGACGAGGAGCTCGAGCAGACCGCCTGGGCGGTGGCCCGGTCGATCGCGAAGAAGGGCATCGTGGGCCGGCACTACGTCGAGCACGGACTGGACAAGGCGATGCCGCGCGTGGAGGACATCCTGCAGGCGATGGGCGACGCGATCGTGACGGAATTGACGGGCGGTGAGGCGGTCGGCCTCGTCGGCGGGCCAGGCGGCGGCGGGCTGGTCTGATGCTGACGCCGGCGAATCTCATCGCGCAGATCGTGGCGGACCTGCAGGCGGTCCCCGGCATCGGCCTGGTGTACGACCGACGCCGTGACGTGCGCGACGAGCCGACGGCGCGGGCGATTTGGTACCACGAGGGGCAGAACCGGATCCACGCCTGGAGCGTTTCGCTCGGCGAGCCGGCGGTCAACGTGGTGCGCGCCCCCGGCTTCGGGCCGCGCGCCTCGGGCCAGGCCGGTCAGGTGTTCGGCGACATCGGGATCGTGATCGAGGCGGTGTTCGGCATCGACGACGCGAACGCCTCCGAGGTGACGTTTCGGAATCTGGTCTGGGACGTCCAGACGCGGTTCAACGCGATCGGCCTGATCACGGCCGACGTCGTGAAGCAGGAGCCGCTGCGGTGGGAGCGCTTCGGCTATCTCGCGCTCGCCGGCATGTGGCGCGCGCACTACGCGAAGTTGACGTGCCGGTACGCCGGCAAGCTGTCGTAACGAGGAGATCAAGGCAATGGGGGAACAGAGCAGCTCGGCGACATCGCAGGACGTCGTGCATCCGATCGATGGATTTGGTGAAGTCGACCTGACGCCGACGCATCGCGTCGTGCGCGTCTCGCTTCATCCGCAGGCCGAGCGCGTGTTCTTCAACGCGCTGGGGCGATCGCTGCAGTTCGAGGCACCCGACCCGGAGACGGGCGAGCTGCGCGGGTACCAGGACGTCCCGGCGGCCGTCGCAGCCGCCATCGAGCACGACGAAGGTTTGGCGCCGCACTTCCGGTGCGAACGGATCCTGACGACGAATGAACAGCCCGCGGCGGGCCGTCAACGGCGCATCCGCGCCGCGGATTCGACCGAGAAGCCGGCAGCGTAAGCCGGCGCCAGTTACACGCTGAACGACGTCGCCGGCGCGACGGAAGAACCGAGCGCCGGGACAGTTGACCATCCACGGTCGACGTCCCGGCGCTCTTTTTTTGGGCCCGAGAGAGGGAGCGCATGACCATCGAATCCAGTCTCCTCGAACAAGCCTTCGTGAAGAGCGAAGGCGGGACCTACGGCACGCTCGCCACGCCGGGCGCGACCGACGGCTTCCGGCATCTCGAGCTGACGCTGAACGGCAAGCACAACCGGGCGCCGAGCCAGGAGAAGACCGGCACGCCGGACCGCGTCAATTCGCTGCCTCGCGGCGTGACGGCGGACTGGAACCTGAACTCGGCGTACTGGGAGCCGAGCGGCACGCTGGGCACGCCGTCGTTCCTCGGGCCGTTCCTCAAGAACGGCATGGGTGCCCAGCACGTCACCAACCTCGCGACGACGATCGCGAGCGGCGCCGCGACCACCGGCGCGACGCTCACTAGCGTCACCGGCCTGCAGGTCGGCGACCTGGTCGTCGTCACGCTCAGCACGGGCGCGCGCCGCGAGCTCACCCGCATCAAATCGATCGTCGGCAGCGTCGTCACCTGGGATCCGCTGTCGGCCATCCCCGACTCGCCGGGCGCGGTCGTTAGCGGCGTCAACTACACCCTGTCGAGCCTGCTGCCGGATTCGCTCTCGATCTTCAAGTTCCACACGGCTGGCGGCTACAAGGAAGCCGTCTCCGGCGCCATCGTCGACAAGTTCGGGTTCATGTTCGACGGCTCGAAGGAGGTCGACTTCAACGCGAGCGGACCGGCGGCCAGCTGGATCGATACCGGCTTCTCGCAGCCGGGGGCGTTCACGGTCGTCGGCTCGCCGGCCTCGGGCCTCGTCGGCAACGTGTACTTCGACGATACGGCCTTCCTGGTGCTCTCGGCCAAGGTCGACGTCGACAACAAGCATCAGCTGCGCCGCAACGAGATCGGGACCAACGGCATCGCCACCGGGAAGATCTCGCACGCCGATTTCCGCGACATCAAGGTGCAGGTGTCGTTCTACCTCGAGGACGTCAGCCTGATCACCAAAGCGAAGAACGTCACGCGCTCGGTGCTGCGGTTGCTCATCGGCAGCACGAACGGCGCGATGGTGGGCGCCATCGCCCCGAGCGTCGAGTTCGAGATCCCGACCATCCCGGCCACGGGTTCGCCGATGGTCGTCACGATCGACGGCGTCGCCTACGGGACCAACGGCAACGACGCCCTGTACGTCACCGAAAGTTAATCGACCCCGAGGCGCCGCGGCGATCCGGCCGCGGCGCCATCTTTCAATCCGTCTCGCGCTTTCGCGAAGGAGGAACCTCGCGCCATGGTCACGATTCCGTTCACCGAAGAAACATTCCGCCCGCTCTGCGTGCCGGGCAACGACACCGCCGAGAATCCCGTCGAGTTCGATCTGTCGGCGGTCGGCGGCGACAACAAGGCCCGCCTGAAGTCCATCCTCATGGCCACGTCCGGCCTCACCGCCGAGCAGCGCGAGTGGACGCCCCAGGTGCAGGACTCCGTCATCGCGGCGTTCCGGACCGGCGGTCCCGTGTTCGCCGACGCGGTGTCGGCGGTCCGCGGGCTGAACGCGCCGGTGGCACTGGCGGTGAAGGTCGGCCTGCTCCAGGAGATCCCCAAGGGCCTCGATCGCCAGAGCCTGTTCCCGATCACGACCGGGTACCAGTTCTCGCGGGTCTGCGGCTACTACCCGGTGCTGGCGCTGGAACTGGCGATGGAAATCACGCGGATCAGCAAACAGGCGGAGATCGACACGCGTTTTTTTTCCTCGCTTTCGCCTTCGCCAACGACGCCAGCGACGCCGCGTGGGACTGCCGCACGTGCGACGAGGAAACGCAGCGGCTGCGCAACTGCGGACTCGAAGACGAAGACGGCCGACCACCCGCCGGCCACGTAGCGATGCACCCCGTCGTCGTGACGCGCCGGCGCGGCACGAACGGGGTCGAGGTGCTGCGGTGGGATGCCGCCGGCGCCGTATTCGCGCCGGCGCCGGAGCGGGGCGTCACGCGGCCGGCGTACGCCTACGGACCGCCCGGCGCGCGCGTGAAGACGCCGGTGTTTACGTGTCCCGTGTCCGCGATTCCCGAGGCGGTCTGGCAGCTCTTCGAGCTCTGGATCGCGTGCCGGGCGATGAAGCTCCCGCCGAAACCTGGCGGCGCGGTCGACCAGCCGATCGTCGTGCAGCGGGCGTTTCCGGCGTTTGAAGCGGCGATGGAGCAGCTCGAGCGCCGTCGCAACCAGGACACGTCGCTCGCCGCGATGACCGCGCTGCTCGGCGCGGCGTTCGGGGGCGGCCGCCGGCCGCGGCGGTAACAGGAGGACGAGCGCGTGATCGGAGGCACGGCCCAATCGATCGTCGAGGTGCTCCTCCGGATGCGCACGGAGGGTGCGCAGAACCTCGACACGTTCAACGGGGCCCTGTCGAAGACGACGGCCGTGGCCAGCGACGCCGCGCCGAAGATCGACGCCGTCGACCAGGCGATCAAGCAGGTCAGCAGCACGGGCACCCAGGTCGCCGATGTCGCCACACAGGCCGCCGCGGGCATCGCCAGAATGACCACCGAGGCGGCCTCCGCACCCACTGGCCTTGGCGGCCTCGAAACGGCGGCCGCCAAGGCCGCGAGCAGCATCGGCAGCCTCAGTGCCGTGGGGCCGATCGCCGGCAGCGTCATCGTCGCGCTGGCCACCGCGGCGATCGTCGCCGGCGCCGAGATCGTCTCGCTCGGCGACAAGTCGACCGCCACCGGCGAGCAAATCCGGAACATCTCGATCTCGTCGGGGCAGTCGGTCGCGGCGGTCTCGAACCTCCGGTTCGCCGTCGACGCCGCCGGCGGCTCGCTCGATCAGGCCAACCGTCTGCTCTTCACCTTCGAAGAGCGGATGGCGACGAGCAGCGACCGGGTCGACAAGGGCCTCCGCGCGATCGGATCGTCGCTGCAGCAGATCGAGCAGCTGCCGGCCGACCAGCGGCTGGGCGCCATCTCCGACGCCTTCCGCGCGAGTAGCGACAACGTTAACAAGGCGGCTGCCGCGGTCGAGATCTTCGGGCAGCAAGGGCGCACCTCGCTCCCCCTGCTGCTACAGCCGCTGAGCGATCTCGAGGGCACCAGCCGCGAGCTCGGCAACACCTGGAGCGAAGTGGACGCCGCGGCCGCGGCGCAGTTCTCCGATGCGATCCGCGAGCTGAACGCCGAGACCGACGCGACGTGGATGTCCATCGGGCGGAGCGTCGGCCCAGTCTCGAACGCGTTCACCGCCGGCGTGGCCGGCGAGCTGCGGGACTTCCTGACGCTGTGGGGCCTGCTGCCGGCGGCGTTCGGATCGCCGCAAGGACCGCCACGGCCGCCGGGCGCCGGCGGCCCGACGGATCTCCACCCGAACGACACCCCCGCGATGCGCCGCGCTCGCGAGTACGCCGCGCAGCGCGAACAGGATATCCGCGAGAACGCGCTCAACCGCCAGCGCACCGATGCGGCCGTGCAGTCCGCGTTCGGGGGCGGCGCGATGTTGACCGTGCCGTCGATCGAGCCAGGGTCGGCCGCCGAGCGCGAGGCGATTCAGGCCGACAACGAGGTCCTGAAAGAGCAGGCCGCGCTCCGCAAGGCCGCCCAGAAGGCGCTCGAGCAGTACCAGCAGTCGCTCGCCGACGTCACGACTGCGGAGTCCGGGTACGCCGGCGTGCTCGATACCGTCGATGGCCGCGTCGTCGAGGCGATCCGCGATTACCTCCAGCACGGCGCGCGGGTGGAGGACCTCGCGCGCGTCTACGGCCAGGCGCTGGCGCCGTCGATCGGCGAAGCGACCGTCAAGGTCGAGCAAATCAAGAAAGCGCTCGAGGACGAGACCAAGGCCGCCCAGGCGAACAAGAAGATCCAGGAAGAGATCGCCAAGATCGAGTTCGAGGGCAACGATCTCAGCCGGCTGACCAAAATCGGCCTGCCGACGTCCGAGCCGAAACAGCTCGAAGAGCTCACCAAGGCCTACGACCACAACCTCGGGCTGATCTACGCGGCGCAGCAGTCGACCGATCAGGCCCTCGAGCAGGACTTCGGCGACACAATCGCGTTCCAGATCGCGAAGGTCGAGCAGTGGCGCGTCGAGCAGCAGAGCCATCTGAACGCGGGCGCAGCGAACTGGCGCGAGACCTACGACGCGATCGAGCAGTCGGCACAGACCAAGATCGCCGCGATTATCCGCGCGCACGATCCACTGTGGCAGGCCTGGAAGAGCCTCAATGCCGACATGCGGGGCGAGTGGGCGTCCACATTCGAGCAGGCGCTCAATGGCGAGACCTCGTGGAGCCAGGCGGCGCTCCGGCCGTTCCTGGACCTGAGCGACGGCGTCAAACGCATCTTCGCCGGGATGCTTGCGGACATCGAGCAGCAATTCCTGTCGCCCTTCCTGAACGTCGTGCACCAGGGGATCGGCCAGCTGCTCGGAACGGTCCCCGGCTTCGGCGGCGCGAGTTCGTCCGGTGCCGGAGGCCTGGGGTCCCTGTTCAACGTCGGCGGCATCGGCGCGGGCGCCACGGGACTCCAGAGCGGCACGGCGCTCGCCACCAACGGGCTCGGCGGGTTCGGGTCGGTCGGCTACCTGGGTCTGCCTGGTAGCGCCGCCGGCGTCGGGCGCGGCTTCAGCCTCACCGGCCTCTTCGGCGGCAACACGGCCGGCACCGGTTTCGGTCTCGGCGGGGCCTCGACGGTCGCCTCGTTCGCCGGCGGCGCGCTCCTGGCCGGCAGCGGCATCGCGCAGCTCTTCACGGCGGAGGGGAAGGCCGCGAACACGCTTGCTGGGCTCCAGGCCGGCGCGGGCATCGGCACGATGATCCTGCCCGGCATCGGCACGGCGATCGGCGCCGGCGCCGGCGCGCTCGCCGGGTTCATCAAGGGCCTGTTCGGCAATCACGAGGTCGAGGACATCGCGCGGGACGCCGGCGGGAAGTTCGGCCAGGAGTGGTCCGACACCCTCCAGAAGACGATCAAGGCCAACGTCGACAAGGTCCACGACGAAGTCGCGGGCGAGCTGCTGTCGCTGCCCGACATCATCAAGGAACACCCGATCGACACCTCGAACGTCGAGATGTACACGGGGAAGGTTCACGACCTGTTCGTGATGATCGGCCAGGGGCACCTCTCCGTGACCCAGGTGACCGACGAGCTCGACCAGGTCTTCCCGCAGCTCGCGGCCGCCGCCACCGATGCGTACGGCCGGATCTCCGCCGACCTCAAGACGATCGTCCAACTCAATCAGCAGTACGGGACCGACTCGAAGGCGATCGCCGCGTGGCAGGCCAGCCAGGCCGGTGCCGTTCTCGGCGGCGTGAACGCCGTCGTCGCGGCGCAGCCGACCGCCGCCTACGACGCGATCGGTGCGAAGGTCGCCTCAGCAAACGATGACATCAATCAGATTCTCAGCAGCCTGTCCCCGGACCAATACGGGGCGCTCGTCGCGCGGCTGAACGCCGCGTACGGTCAGGGCTACCACGGCTCGATTCAGCAGTTCTACGTCGACGAGCAGACGAAGAACGCGACCGGTCCGCTCCCGTCCTCGGTCACGAACGCGGCCGCCGTGTACACCGAGCAGCGCACCCAGGCCGCGGCCTCGCAGGGCGAGCTGCAGGACCTTGGCGCGCAGGCCGTCGGCGCGTACGCGACCGAGGTAGCGACTGGTAAGTCGCCGGCGGAGGCCCTGAAGGATGAGAGCGCGGCGCTGACGCAGCTCCAGAAGGAGTACCAGGAGCTCGGCATCGACGTCAACGACGTCGCCCTCAAGTCGCTGTTCATGCAGAACTCGATTCTGCAGAAGAACCCGACGCTGATCGCTGGCATCGACGGACTCTCCAAGTCGATGGTCGGCCTCGACAACCTGAACCTCGAAACGGCCGACAGCTTTGCCCAGCAGGAACGGATCGGCGAGTCGATGTTCGAGCGCCTGAAGCAGTCGGTCGCCGAGCTCGGTGGCAGCGACAAGGACGCCCTCGAGCCGATGCAGGAGTACCTGCATAACGCCCTGATCGAAGCCGATCGCCTGCACGTGCCCCTCGATAAGAACACGCAGGCGATGATCGATCAGTCGAAGCAGCTCGGGATCTGGAAGGACGACGCCGGCAAAGCGAAGACGCCGATCGACAACCTGATCGATGCAGTCCAGCGCCTGATCGATCACCTCAACGGCATTCCGGACAAGAAGTCGACCGAAGTCGACGTCCACACGAAGTACTCGAGCGAAGGCACGCCTCCAGACGCCGGCACACCGCGATCGAACGACGGCGGCGACACCGGCGGTGGCCCGATCGCGATGGCCGCCGGCGGGTTCATGCGCGTCACCCGGCCAACGCTGTTCGTCGTCGGCGAGGAGGGCCCCGAAGACGCCTGGTTCAGCGGGGGCGGTCAGACGATGTCACAGCGGTTCGCGAGCGGCCAGGTGCCGCCGGGCTATGCGGTCGGCGCCGGCGATCTGATGGATGCGCCGGTGACGTCGCGCGCCGGCTTCCCCGGGGACGCCCAGCCAGCTCCCGTGGGCGGCGACGTCACCTTCAACTTCTCCATGCCGGTGCAGGCCCAGATGTTCGACGTCAGCGCGATGAAGCGCCTCGTGCAGGACTACATCCTGCCGGCGCTGCACGACCTCTGGCGGCAATCCGGCGGTGCACGGCGCGACACGCGTGTCGTGCTTGGGATTTCCTGACATGCCTGCATCTGTCAATGTCATCTACAACCGGTACAGCGACAATCTGGCGCTGACCGCCGACGCCATCTCGGTCGACGGCGGCACGATCGAGACCGGCTATTTGATCGAGCAGATCCGCGACGTGAACGCGGCCAGGGCGGTCCGCCTCAGCACGAAGCGGGGGATGTTCAAGTACCACTGGGCGTCGGCGGTCGCCGTGCAGCTGCCGGCGATCCTCCACGCGAACTATCAGGCATCGCTCGTCATCCACGTGCAAGCGAACGACACGGACGTCTGGACGTCGCCGTCGTTCGACCAGACGATCGTGATGCCCGCCTGGCGCGCCGACCGGATGCCGCCGCAGCCGTGGCTCGACACGACCGGCCTTCCCGGATACGGCAGCTATCACTATTGGCGCGTGGGCACGCTCGTCGACAACGCGGTGAACGTTTCGGTGGGCGAGATCTGGCTGGGCGGCACCATCCGGCGGCTCAGTCCGAACATCGTCTGGGGCGACGTGCGCGGCTACGACCAGCCGCAGATCGAGCACTCCACCGCGTACCGACGGCTCCGCACACAGCTCGGGACGACTCGTCGGACCGTCGCCGGCGATCTGAGCCCGACGACCGCCGCTGGCGCGCAGGACGTCATCGACTGGTTCCTTGACGCGAACGGCCGGCCGACGCTGCTGATTCCGGACGGGACCGTCAACGAAGCGATGCTCGCGCTGAACACCGTCACGGTGCAGCAGCTGACGGAACAGTTCCTTGATCAGCACACGATGCACCTCAGTTTCGAGGAGGACGGTCGCGGCCTCGAGCCGACGCCGTCGCCGCTGGCATAAATGCCGACGACCCCGCTCGACTTCACGTTTACGAAGGTCGCGACGATCCCGTACACGACGCTCCTGCCGTCGGCATTGCAACTGTTCGCGGAGCCGTTCGTTGCGGATACGGGGCAGTTCACGAAATTCAGCGAGAACACGCCGGCCGCGTTCAGCGTCAGCGGCGGAGTGTGCACGATCGCGAACACCAGCGGCGCCGCGCGGAACGACATCATCGTCGAAGGTGCCGACCTCGCGATGCCGCAAGTGTTCGTGCAGATCGACGTCGTGACCCGGAGCGGCACGCCGACCGGCTTCGACAATATCGGCGTCGGCATCGCCAAAGACGCGAACAACTTCGTGTGGGCCGCCGTGGATCGGGTCGCCGGCAACGTGCGTGTGCAGGTCAAGATCGGCGGGACGAACACGTTCAACGCGATCGTCAGTCGAGCCCTGGGGAACGGGCCGTACACCCTCGGCTTTTCGCTGGTGGCGAATAGCGCCTGCGTCTATGTGAACACGGGGAGCGGCTGGGAGTTCGTAACCGGCTATCAGATCCCGACCAGCACGATCAATTTTGGCACCGCGTCGCTCACCGGCTGGAAGCCTGGGTTCACCGTCGCCACGAGCGGCTCGGGAAATTCCTCGTGGACCTTCGATAACTTTGCGGCCGGGCGGTTTGGCGGCGTCGGGATCCGTGACATCAACATCGTCACGGAAGAGAACGGCACACCCCATCTGAACGCTGGCGCCGTCTATGCGACGGCGACATGTCCAGACGCGAGGGGGATTGGCTACCTGGCCGTGTTCTCCATTGACCTGACGACGTACGCCTTGACGCAGACGGCCGCCATCATGATCAGTCGCGGGGGCGCGACGTGGAATGACCTGGCCGCCCACATCATCTGGTACGCGAACGGGGATCGACGGCTCCTGGTCAGTTCGTGGGGCAACGGGTTCGGCGGCGCGATCGACATTTGGCACGGCCTGATCTCCGGCAGTGAGATTCTCGTGGGGAGCTGGGTCCTGGGCGGATTGTCGAAGCTGACGCTGCCAGACCAGCTCTCGGGGTACGCGGCCTATGACCCCTGTCTCGTGAAGGACGGGACGACGTGGCGCCTGGCACATTCGTTGTCGATCAACACCACGTTTGTCGGCCGTCCGTTCTATGCCGCGGCCTCAACGTCGACGGATCTGGTCACGTGGACCGCGGACGGCTCCGACCCGTCGCACACGGGCTACGAAGGCACGCGTGTGGCGCGCATGAGCGCCGATGTCTTCATCCTCGCCGGTGGCCTGACGGATATGCGGTGTTACGACAAGCACTGCGCCTTCCTCGGCACACTCAGCGCCGAGGTCGACGGCGACGGTGTGACGCAGCCGCACCCGATGTTCTTCCTGAATCCGTTGACGAGCCGGTGGACGCTGATCAGCTTTGACGGGATTAAGGCGTTCACCGGCGCGACGGCGGACTTCACCTGGGGCCGGATGATCGTCGAGGAAGCGCTGACGCCGCCGACGACCTTCACCAATGACCCCGAAGTCGATCTCGTCTGGGTCGAGATCACGGACCGCACCGGCACTGTCCATGTGATCAGCGAAAGCGACCTGCCGGACCGGCAGGCGTACTACCACGGCCTGAAGCTGGGCCTGCTGACCGAATTTGGCGAGATCGACCGCCGGTTGTCGGACCGGTACGGGGAGCATGAAGTCCCCAGTTTTACCTTCAGCTTCTTCGATGAACACGGTACCTGGCGGGCGCTCGCCGCGGATGCGAGCACGCGCGACTTCGCCGGGATGACGATCGTCTACCGCGGCATCACGGATGCGGGGCGCAGAGCCGAGGAAACGCCGCGGGTCTTGTTCCGTGGCGTCGTGCGGGAGCACCACTGGAAGAGTGATTACGAGCTGCAGTTCGTGTGCGAGGACCCGCTCTCGAAGGAGCTCGCGGTCAACAACGACCAGGCGCAGCTGCCGAAGGCCAGCGTCAACATCGACGACTTTGCCGGATGCGCGACGACGAAGGTGCCGTCATCCGCCGAGAACTACGTCGTCAACGGGGCGCAGAGCACCGGGGCGACGAAGATTGCCGTCCGATCCGGAGTCGGCCAGTTCGCCGCCGGCGACATCGTCAGCTTCGGCGCCGGCACGGATACCTACACCGTCTCGCGCAGCTCGAAAACGAACGCCACGCTCGGGCAGCTCCTGGCGACCGAGACGGCGGAAACCGAGATCGAAATCTCGCCGGGGCTGGTCTCTGGCATCGCGGATGGCGCTGCGGTCGTCCAGACGGCGGCCCACACGGTGGCGGCGGCCGTCGGGACGTCGGTGCCGTTTGTCTACGGCCTGATTTCCGATACGAAGGTCGCCGGCACGGCCGTCGCCTTGCCCGCGGTCGATCCACTGCTGCCGGCGCCGACGATCGTCGGCCAGATCGGCGTGAGCGGGGATCTGCGCGATGCGCTGAATCCATCCGGACGCCGGTGGTCGAAAATCTACGGCTACAAAGCCTCGACAAACAAGATCAGCCCGGCCTCGAACGAGGGCAGCAACATCGCGCGGGACGATGACTACTCGAACCCGTCAGGGGTCGGGGTGAATTTCAACGGGAACGCGACGTTCGACAGCTACATCATCGTCGTCGCCGATGCGCCGGACTTCGACCCGGTCGCCGGCTCGCCCGGGAGCGCCCATCACGTCGTCTACATCACTCACGACAACGTGACGCATGACGGCGTCGTGCCGGGCGCCGACTTCCAGGCGCAGCTGCACGCGTGGACGGGCGCCGGAATCACGGACCTCCTGGGCGGCACGAGCGCCGTCGGGAAGGGCCAGGGGCCGATGAAGTTCATCGGCGATGAGACGCTCGACGGCCGGAGGACGGCTCTCTTCCTCTGGTCAGGTCACGAGTGCTACGCGCCAGGCGGCTCGCCCTTTATCTCGCTCAACTTCTGGGACACGGTCGTCGACGTCGCGGGCCAGGGCGCATCCGGGGGGCGGATCGCCGCGCCTGGGAACGTTCGATGGGGCGAGCTCGGGTTCACGGGCACGTTCATCACCCGGAACGGCCGTGACTACACGATTGTCGGGCTACAGGGCATTTTCCGCGATTGGGCGCTCGGCATCACCCAGGCGCCGCCGAACCAGCAAGGCGTGGCCTTCGCGGTCAACGCCTACGGCTGGAAGGACGGGTCCGGGAACCTGCTGACGAGCGGTCCCCAGATCTACCAGCACGCCTGGAAGAACTACATCAAAGGCGACTATCGCGGCGGCACGCCGCTCGCAGCGCCGACGTTCCCAGACGATCCAACACTCTCGATGCTAGACGACGCGAGCTTCGACAAGGTCGAGACGCAGCAGACCGCTCGGATCGGCCGGCCCTATCGGCTCG